CTATAACTCTAGGTTCATGTAAACCTATATTATTTATTATACTTTTTCTTACTATATAAAAATCCTTAAAATCATGTGTTCCTGCAAACAAAAGTTTTCTTATTTCATTACCACATCCAAAAAATGGTCTAAATGGTTTTTCAAAATTATTAGTTTCAAGAATATTTTTTAAAGATTGCCTAATTGAATTCTCATCAAATACTCTAAGAACATCACCACTAATTCCTTGTCCTAAAAACAAGGTAGATGGAGTAAAATGAAAGTTAAGATCAGAATAGATAAAATCCTTTGCTTCTTTCTTTACTGCAACCTCGCCCCCTGTATATCCTGCTCCTTGTACTGCCATATAAACAATTCCTTTTTATATTATTTAGTCATTATAAAAAATAATTGTAGATATTATTCTTAAGGTAAAGAACCAATATATCTAGGCTGTGGAATCATATGATTACTATCTCTAACGCAATTTAATTTCATTTTATGTCGAGAACTCTGATCTATTGTATGTTTTATCCTAGTAACCAAATACTTACCACTTAAACGATTTGGTTGTGGTCCGTCGATGCCTTCTATTGATGAAGTACCTATATTCATAGCAGTTGGTAATGCTATTCTAATAAGATCACCAATACCAACTGTAAAATCACCAGGCACCTCTATTTGAATTTCAGTTGAAAATAACATTTTCATTTGTGCTTTTCTAAGTAATATTGATTTGAATGGAGTATTCCAATACCTAGCATCTTTACTTGCAACATATTCTAGGTACTCTGAATACCTGTGACCAATTTTAGGAAAACAACAATTGTCAATATATTTTGGTTTGTCTGGGTCATTAACACAACCACATGTATCAGCCGTAAAACCACCAAAGGCTCCAAAATATGGATGGGATGCTGGATTTGGAGGAGCAACTAAAATTTCTTTCTCACAACAAGCAGGATTGTGATTAGGATCTTTCTCATCACAAACATCTGGTACGCAACCTTGGGGGGCATCTGGACCACAGGTTTCACAACAACAACAATTATCATTTTGTTCACAATCTGGCAGGGGAGGACCAGATGGGTCATTTGGATCCGTGCAATCACAAAATTGGCCATCTTGAGGGCGACAATCATCAACATCATCATCATCTATTACTGCTGGACACCTATAAGAGCCAATAACAGATTGATATGGAGGACCAATATCCATATTTTTTACTTGTATATTAGGTGCATTAAATGTTACACCACCAGTATGAATCATAGGATCTATATCCATACGTTGAGGATGATCAAGATATCCTTCTGGAAGCCATCCCTCCCACCAATAATGATTTAAATCAGCGCCCGACCATTCTGATCCTAATACTTCTGTAATTTTCTCACATTCTAATGGGATGCTGTTTATTGCATGTTCTAGTTTACTACAAGAATGTGCTTTCTGCGTAGGACAATCTTCTTCACCAGTTGGTTCACCAGTTTTATCATCTATTATTGGTTCACATGGCTTACATTGAAACTCTATACATTCACCAGTTTTATCATCCCACTTAATACATTCCTGTACGCATTCTTCCTCTAAGCAAGAAAGAATACAAGGAGGACAACAATCGGGATTATGGCCAAGATCATCTTCATCACAAACTTCGGGAGCAGTTTGAGTATCACCATTATCATCTTCATATTCATATTCTCCACAGCCTACATTGTTTAGACAATTTCCATTTCCATCTGCATCGACTTCAAATTTGAAATTTTCAATATTAAACTCACCACAATCATCTTCCCAATTACAATCTCCTTGCCATTTATTATATAAACTTTGTATAACTCTACAATAACTGTCTATGTCTTGTAATCTCTTTGCTTCTTTTATCTTTTCTATTATTGGTTTTCTAATTTCATTGTATATTGTTCTAAATTGTTCTAACTCTAAATCTGTATGACTATACCATGTATAACTAGAATTACCTACTCCAACTTTTGAAGCATAATTAAATCCATAAGATTTATTAATAAGAGTAAACTTAGATGGTGCTGGAATAGCATTTCCAGCCCCTACATGTAGAGGATATGGTGGATGTTGTTCAACATGATTCCATAAATCATAATCTTCAAAATAATCATAAGTAATATCTACTTTTGTAAATGGAGGAGTAGAAGATTTACTAGGAACATAATAGTCTATTCTTTTTAAATCAAAATGACATTCTGGCCTTACTGCTTCGTAAGGCCTAGAATATTTTGGAGGCCATTGTTGATCTTCTATAGGAGTTTCATCATCAAACTGAATTGGCGCTGTAATTTCTTGATCGTATGAATGACTCATAAGTAATCCCTATTAATAATATCCTTCTTGTTATTTATAACAATTATTAGGGGCCAAATCATGGAACAGGACAATCATCTGGAGCGCATGGACACCAATCACAATAACTCCTATAATGAGGATTTAATGGACATCCATGGCTGCTCTCTTGAGTACAACAATTACATCGATTCGCTGGCCAATCGGCCAACACTCCTCCAGGCATCAAAGGACCACAGTCATCACAAAAGGAACATCCTGAAGAACGCATTATACATCCAGTACATGTTAAATTAAATTCTTCTTCTTTTGCACAATTACAATGAGTTCGGTTCCAATGGGAATTAAGCATACTTATTAATCCAACCATATAACTTCCGCCATGACGAAATCCCCAAGGGAGTTGTCCAAGAGGCCTATAAGGCACGATCATTTCAAGAGATTCACCGTGAGGATGTCTCCAATCACACGGGTCATGGGTAGGATCCTGTGGATCAGGCCAGCCCCCACCACAATCTTCCCCATTATCACCACACTGATCGCAGGCTGTTCCGCAATATCCACCAACACAAGAACTCCCCCAACTACAGGGATTAAAGAAATGATTTGTTACCTCTTCTCCATACGCATCATCATATTGTTTAATGAATTCCATAATAACTTTTTGACATCGCCAATCTTCCTCTGGATCACTACTAGGGAAGACAGGGTCCCCTGAATCAATAGCACCCAAAGAAAACCATATATTTTCTGGATATGGATTAATTCTACCACTTGGAAGTTGAGGAGGTCCAAAACGAGAAATGATTTGACCAATAATTGTTTCAACCATTTCAGTTAATCCCCAAATTTCTTCCTCTGGATAACCAGTTGAATATGGCCACATTGAACCTCCAGCATGAGTAAAGGGACACAATTTATGTCCTTCATAATCCTCAGGCAAAACCCCCTCGACCGATATCTGTTTGCCTGGATGTACACCCGAGAAAGCCTCAGGTTGTCCTCCAGCATTAGGATGATAAGGGCCGTTTGGATCACCAACACATTGAGAATCGAAAGTAAATTCATATTTTTCAAATCCAAGTTCCATACATTGTGGAGGATCAGGAAGACAATCATTATGTGTAGGAAAGCCTTTGTATCTTCCCCCAAATCCATCAGAGAAGGAGCCACCTTCGATTTCGTGGTCGGGACAGGGTGGATCTGGATGCCAAGGAATTGTGGTCCACGGCCAGAACCAATTAGGATGGATTGGAACTTGGAAATCTGGCTGTTGTATAGGAAGGTATTGACATGTGGCGTCTGGCCCCTGCCAATCAAAGTAAGAAGATGAGAAAGTAACAGGATGTCCCAATTCTTTAAGATTAGTGTAACAAGTCGGCCAACAAAACCCACCAGGACCACCAGAAAAATCATCATTTAGAGGAGGTAGAGGAGGAGGTGTACCATGACCTGGCCATGAAACATGCCCGCCGTGCGCACCATCACAAGATGGATCGGGTGGTGGGTCATATGTCGCAGGGCATTGTAGGGGATCATAAGGATTACCGTGAGGAATTTCAGTATGCATGTGAGTACCTTGACAGTTCGTATGATAAGCCTCTCCATAGCCGCTGTTAGTATCACATCCACCAAATTGATCACAAAATGCAGGTCCGCCACTAACACAAGGATAACAACATTCTATGCAATCAATTCCTCCATCACTACAAAGAGCAGAGTTCCAGCCTCCTCCAAGTTGTTTGAGTGGAGTTCCTATAGGAAGAATAGATGGATTTTGATTACAATAATAAATCAGCACGTCATCTTCTGGACAGCAAGCGTCTGGCCAGTTATGGGACCAACATTTGTGATCGCAACCATCGCCCTCGAATTCTTGACACGGGAACATGCCGCCTGGTTGCTCACAACCAATACAACAATTAAAATCATAGGGATAATAGCCCCCTCCATATCCCACAATGTGAGGATGACTATAATTATAATAATGCATTGCAACATGGAGGAATGCTTCATAACCAACTCTAACTTGACCATTTGCATCTACATGTTCATTATCAATAAAATTTGTGGCTGCCATAACTGTTGGGTGTATTATATCTTCATCTATTGCACAAAAAGATGATGTTTCACCATACCAATCTTCCACTTTAGTTCCATAGTCTTCATACCATGTATTGGTACACCACACCTCGTACGGCGGACCAGGCTCGTCCGCACAACGACTATGAGGATAACTTTCATAAGCACACGCCCGTTGAACTTCAGTCGAGTGTGGAGGAATTGGCTGAGGAGGGCCCTGGCCACCACTCATATAAGTCCATGAAATTTCCTCAATGCAAGTCGGTTCATCATATCCACAACACTCCAGGCCAAAGAATTCTGGAGGCATATAAACAGCATCAGAATCAGGAATATCAGAACAAGGCAAGCCTGGAATCGCCCCTGCCGCTTGACATGTACAATATGGATTTTCATCACATAAGCAACATCCTTTAAAATGATCTGACTTACCAACCACATCAGAATCGGAAGGACCTATCATAATATATGCAGCAGGTCTTCCAACAATTTGAGTAGGTTCACGACAACAACATGATCTAAGAATTGACATAATTATTATCCAATTTTATTATTCAAGGGGTTCCTCTCCGTCGCCAGCGGGAGTAGGTTCACCATCACATGTCGAATTTTCTGATTCATAATCTACTTCTGTACACTCACCATCTACTGCATTTGAAGCACTAAAGAAGTAATGTGCTTCATTTTCTTGATCCCAATACATTTTCATATCAACAATAGGATATAGGTGATCACCAGCAATTGCATCACCATCGCCAGGAAGTTCAGTTGGAACATGTCTTACAACATTATTAAATTCTCCAACATTATATGTTGCATCTACATAATCATTCTCTATACCTCTTTGATCTCTGTCCATAGATCCTCTTATGGGTTGGAGTTTGAAACATGATTGTTCCCATACTTCTGTATCTATTCTAACTCCAGGCGCTTCCCATCCTTGCCTATAATTATCCTGCCCAGGCGTATCATAATTACCTGCTCCTTCATTTCCCCATTCCATATTGTTAAATGCATTACGAGCAAAAATATCATATTCCTCATCGTTATTATCACCCATTATCCAATGAGGTCCATCTTCTTTAAAAGAAACCCATGAACGAACACCACCCTGTGAAATTGGTTTTATTCTCCATTCTGGAAATCCTCTCGAACCCAAACCTACATGATGACCATAATTGAAAACAAGATATACTTCTGCAAAACCATATCTCCATTTATTCTTATATTGATCGGTATCTATGGATTCATTCATCGCTTCAAAACCAATTAAAGCCGCTGGAAAATGATCCTTGTATCTACAATTAACTCTATAATAAACATAATCAATATTATTTGCAAACCAAAAAGGATTATTTTGTGTATCAATTTTAGGTTTATAAAAACTCATAGTTGAAGCAAACATACCATCTTGCGCATTATCAAAATTATTAGATTGTCTAATAACTTTAATTTCCCCTATTATCCTGTCTTTTTTATTAGGACAAAGTGAACTATAACCACCTTGTGTTTGCATACCACCACAATATGTTTTTACTGGCTCAATAGGGAAAAATTCAGATTCCTCTTCTTCTTTGCCTTCTCCTTTGCCTTCTCCTTTGCCTTCTCCTTTGCCTTCTCCTTTGCCTTCTCCTTTGAAGGGGTCTTCTGAATCCTCATATGTCCCCAACAACGAATCAATCGATCTAAAATTCCACCGATCTAAATCTTGATAAAATACAAAATTTGCAACATTTGGATTTCTTTCAGATATTGAATTTTCTGCAAGTTGTGTTAATAATGAAAAAGATTTTTCTTCTGTACTTTTTCTTAAAACACGATAAGCACCCTGATCTGGTTTATATAAAATATTATTTGAAGTTTTTTCTATGAAAGGTGCATGGTCTATTTCTGAATTTGCCTGATTCCAACCAAACCATTGCCCACTACCATGCTTCCAACTTTGGTTAAATCCATCAAGTCCCTCCTCACTAGTCATAATTTTCTCTGCTAGTTCACTAACAGGTCCCATGAAAAAATCTTCGCCGCCGTCTATATTTTCTTTAATTTGATGATCTGATCGAAGACCATGTAAATGAGATGTATAATGTTGATTATGAACAATATGTGGCCAAGATGAAAAATCTAAAACCCACTGTCTACCTTGAGGAATAATACTTGATTCAACTTGAGATATATTATAAACATAAAATAAGGGAAGTTTGAGAGGAGGAGGATTAGTATCTTCATCTACGCCAGGAGTTTCTAAATCGAGAAGTAAAAGTTCTTCTCCAAGGAGAGGAAGAGCAGAACCCCAATCATAAACATCCCTGAGTAAAATTCTTCCAGCAACACTAGGTGCAAACATATCTTCATATAATGATATCTGTAAAAAAGCATTAATTGCAATAAGATCTACCTCATTATTCCATATACTGTTTTGAATACCTACCAAGATAGCCTTTTTTACATTGACATCATATTGATTTTGAATGCCTTCCTGAACCATAATAATTATCTCACTATATTACTATTTCTTAATGGGGTATTTCTAAAAGTTTTAGACATCGTAGATAACTCATTAATACTATACTTTTCAGAAGTTAATGATTGCTTAAATAAGGTATAGGCTTCTTCTTTATATCTATCAGATAACAAACTAAGACTTTGTAAACCTCTAGTATGTGTTGCTGTAATATCACCTGATGTAGAAATATCAGCACTATATTTGTCTTCCCATGTGGTTCCACCATTATCCATACCAAGGTATCCTCCAATTATAGTATTAGTATAATCTATTGTTGAGGGAATTAATTTTGGAGGATCACCGCTTACTATCTGATCAGAAGATTTCCATATAGAACTATTTATTTTTCCTGTTGTAATATTTGTTAACGGGGAAACTGGGTTTCCAGTTTTGCTATCAACAAAACCAAGTAAGCGTTTATCCCATGTACTAACTTTTCTAACTGTTCCAAAAAAAACAGGATAAGAATTATCTTCTCTAGATTTATAGTTGTGTGGTTTATGAGGATCATATGATCCCATTACAAATACGAAATAGCCACCGTCGCCAGAACCCGTATACTTAATGAATGAATCTTTATCTTTTCCAACAATCATAGCAAGCCTTAAGTTTGGATCCCATGCTACAACTTTTGCCATTTTAAAATTACCATCATCATCTTGATCTGGCCTAGGGATGGCAATATAATTAATACCATTCTTAGAAAAAGTTTCAGACTGAGTTTTTGTGGTTCTTATTATAATATCACCAACTCGAATATCCCTAGTAGAGTGTCCTGCATGGGACGCTTCTCCTTTCTTTTCTATGTGTATAACAGTAACTCCATTTCCAATAGGATCATAATCTTTAGATGATCTTGGAAAAGAATTAAATGGATTTATTATATTATTATAAAGAAGAACCAGCCACCAATATTCAGAATTACCATAAACTTTTTGAGCAACTATATCTGCTGTATCACCTTCTTTAAGAATATAAGGTACGGTTGGTCTTTTTGTTAAAGTGTAGGGTTGAAAGTTAAATGCAACTCTACGAAAAATATCAACAAGTTCAACAGACTCTAAACCAAGAGACTTGAAATTATAATTTGTTTTTGGGAATTGTTTAAAATACATAATTACTTAACTTTTTAAAATCCTATTGGCCGACTTGAGGTGCGGGTGCGATCAGGGCTGGATGGTTTTGGGCCATGTTGTCTGCCGCGCTACCATGATTAAAAATATTGCTATGTTGATGTTTAAGATCTACCTCAGAGAATGACAATTCCAAATTTACAAATACATCTGAACCAAACCCGTCTTCTGGAATATAAGATTGAACAATACCACCAGCAGTATAATTAACATTGACTGACTGTAACACACACTTTCCTGCATGAGAAAGCCCCTGATAGACACTTCCATCGGTGAATACATGATTTATGTCCCATTCAGGAGGAGATTTATATCGCATACCCAGAATGCCTACTTGTTCGTGGGGAACGGTTCCTCCTTGCGACCCTGCCGCCCCCATAAAACTCGGATAAGAATATTTTCGAAATATTTCAGTCAATGTCCTTAGTAATAAACTATCATGAGCAGACATAGGAGCGAACTTCCATGCAAAACCAAATGTTCTAAAACCTGGCGACTCATAATATTTTTCGCTTCTAGGATTCAGAACAGTTCTACTCCCTACGGCCGCAACACTTTTCGCAAGGGCAGCACCAGGCCCTCCAATCATTTCAAGAATTGATGCACCTACTTGTCCCCATCCTCCTTGCCGATTAACATTACCAAATTCACCTGACATGGCTTGTAGGGCTGCACCCATTAATTTTTGATTGATCGCACCCCAATTATGTGTATCTGCTTCAATAACATTATCAGGTGCCTGAACAAATATATCACCAAATTTGATTCCATATACATCTTGATTTCCAATGCCGCTATTAATAAGATTAGTGACTGACTCATAACAACCGAAGTGCATCCAATGCTGAATTTCCTCCGCATTACCAAAAGGGTTAGTAGATGGGTAGTCTATACGCCATCCCTGATCCCCTTCAATTTCTGGTGCATTATGAGACATATATAGTTCTCCTTATAATATATATAATGGTTTCAAATAACATTTATGGCATACAAAACAAAATACAAACCTCAAAACAGAAACAAGTATCTAGGGAATCCAGATAATATTATCTGTAGATCTTTGTGGGAACGAAAGTTTTGTAAATACCTAGACACAAATAAAAATATACTAAGATGGGGTAGTGAAGAATTGGCTATTCCTTACTATTCTACTATTGATAAAAAAACTCATAAATATTATCCAGACTTTATTGTTGAAAAATTAGGAAAAAATAATGAAGTAGAAACAGTAATTGTTGAAGTTAAACCATTCAAACAAACACAAAAACCAAAAATAAAAAGTAAAACAAATAGAACTTATATCAAAGAATGTATGACATATGAAATAAATATTTCTAAATGGAAATCAGCGAAAAAATTCTGTAAACAAAATGGTTGGAAATTCTTAATAGTAACAGAAAAAGATTTATTTCCTTCTACTAAATAGAATGTGGAGGAAATTTTATATGCCAATAATTGATAAGAATATTAGAAATGGGATTAAAAATACCATCGGTATGCCATCATTAAGTAGAACTACCCTTTCTCAACATAGAGGGGGGGAATATGCGGGCCCAGACCCATCAGGTGGGGCGCATACCCATACAGTTAATGATGTTAGTGCATTTATTTCTAGATATCCTTTATTAAGATCAAATAGATATGAGGTATTTCTTACTCTGCCAGGCGCTATGGGGGGTGATCACTGGGGGCCTCTATGGGCTGAAAATATTACACTTCCAGGCAGAAGTATAACAGTAGAAGAAACAAGGTCAGTAGGTCCTATACGGGAAATGCCAAAAGAAAGGGTATATAGTGGAGATTTAGATGTAACTTTTGTTCTTTTAGCAAAACAAGAGTGGACAGGAAATGACAATGTAGTATCTGGTGGTGGGCTAAGATGGATAATGGAAATATGGATGGATCAAATAATTTCTCCTACTCAAAATGTTCTTTATTATGATAGGTTGGGCTCGAATTCATATACTGGATCAATGGAAATAATGTTATTAAGAGAAGGAGGCTCCTCTTCGGGGGATAACTCAGGAGAATATGAAGTAGATTATCATCTAATAGCAAATGAAGTTTTTCCAAAAACGATATCACCCGTGCCATTGTCATATGCAACACCTGATGAATACATTAGACAAACAGTATCTTTCTCGTTTAGAGACTATAAAATAGAATAAACATCAAATTAATTATAATAGGAGATTATTATTATGAAAACTATATCGGGATTATTAAAATCACAAATACCAACATATGAATTACATTTACCACTTTCTGACAAAAAGATATCATATCGTCCTTTTTATGTAAAAGAAGAGAAAATTTTATTAATGGCATTAGAAGATGACAAAGAACATACAATGGTAACTTGTATTAAGAATTTGTTAAATTCTTGCGTTGAAGACAATATAGATGTTGGAGAACTTCCAATTATTGATATAGAATATTTGTTTATCAATGTTAGAGCAAAATCAGTTGGTGAAATCTGTAAGCCACAGATAGAATGTCCACATACTGGTCAAGTAGTTAATCTTAATATTAATTTATTAGACATAAAACCACCCGATAGAAAAACTATTTTAGACAACAAAATTAAAATAAAAGATTCTGTTGGTGTTACACTTTCACTGCCAACATTAGATCTATTAATAGAAAATGATGTCGAAAATATGAATGAAGGAAATGCTGATCAGATAATAAAATTAATGGCTGGATCTATTGAAGAAATTTGGACAGATGAAGAAATATATAAAACTAGTGATCTTCCAAAGGAAGAAGTTATTGAATTTATAGAGTCAATGTCTCCAAGTGAATTTAATAAATTATCTGAGTTTTTCGACAGCATTCCAGAAATAACACATACTGTTAAATATAGTGTTTTAAATAAGGATACTAATAAAAAGGAAGAACATGAATTTGTTTTAAATGGAATGATTGATTTTTTCGCCTAAACCTTTCCCATATGAGTTTAAAAATATATTTTATATTAAATTTTCAATTAATACAATATCATAAATGGTCATTGTCAGAAATAGAAAACTTAATACCGTGGGAAAGGGAAATTTATAGTTTACAATTAAAACAACATCTTTCGGATGAAAAAGCAAGATTAGAATCACTGAATCACTAAATTAGAGAATTAAACCATGCCAGCAGATCCAAAAAAATTAGGAAACCAACTTCCATTATTTGGAGGGGGAAGACCCACTTCTACAAATGGAGGAGGGGGTTCTACAAAGCCAATAGCGGGACTATACACTAATGCTCTGCTTGAAAAGATTTTAGAAATGGATCAACGACAATGGATGACAATGCTCGAACAAAAACGTGCTTTTGATATTATTCTCACAGCCATGTTGGATGAAAAATTAAATAGAAAAAAGGCAGTTTCGAAAGATGCACGGAAAGAAGAAAAAAAAGAAAAGAAAGATAAGAAAGAGAAAAGGGGGGGTTTAACAGGTGGTTTATCAAGGATGCTTGGGGGATTAGCAAGAGTAGGTGCTGGTGTATTAAAGATGCTTGGTCCTGCAATTGCGGTAGTTGCTACTGCCGCAATGGCATATGGTTTTGGTAAATTTCTTTTCAATAAATTCCTTGGTCCGTGGATGGATAAAGCGGCAGCAAAAAAGTTGGAGTTATCAAATATAACATCGAGGATGACAGTTGGTGAACAATCAACCATAGGAGGAGAGAAAGCATTCCATATACCTGCGGATGTAACTAAAGAAGAAAGAGTGAGAGTAGGAATAGGTGAAGATCAAAACCTGATGACAGAAACCCAAGCCCGCGGCCTTGCTAAAGAGCGAGGCCAAGCATTTGACTACATGGACAAACCATTTGAGCCCGCCGAAATTATTCGAGGGCCAAGTGGTCAAATAATTTCAGGTGGACATTATAGGGATCTCACAGCAGTTAGAACCGCAGGAATGAGGCAACGATTAGAACGCGAACTGATGGAAGGGAAGTTTGTAGACGGCGTATACGAGCCAGCAACGAAAGAGTCACGACGACAAGCGATTTTAATAAAATGGGCAAGGGTATTCGGCGGATTCCAGGCGAACCTTCTTAGCAAGGTGCGCGATGCGTCAAAGCAAGGAATATCTGATGAACAGCGAGAACAAAAATGGGAGGAGTTCAAGACAATACAGGATAGATTTCGGGAAACATTCGCAACATTCAGAAGATTGGCAATGAACCCAAGAACCAACATCAACCCAGATGATGTCGGGCGGATGCGTGCGGCATTTCCAGTATTGTTTGAGGGTGGCCTAATAATGCCGCAAGGGAAAAAACGATTTCCTTCGGCGAATTTACAAATATTGGAAGGCCAAGGATTGTCAATTGAACAACAAGCAGTCGAATTGGGTATAGATTATCAAAATGAATGGCTTCTTAAAGGTCCTGCAACAGGGGGCGGGTCGGCTCCAATAATACCTATTGTAGATGCTTCAACAACGACTGGCGGCACAATGGTCGATGTGGGAGGGGTAGATCTTAGTAATGAAACTGATCATATGACGGATCGCACTTATGTTCTTGCTTGGCAGGAGCAGAATTCGGGGAACATGTTTGGATAAAAGAAAAGAGGGAGTTAACCCCCTCTTTTCCTACTCCACCGATTGATTAAATTAATTAATCTTCTGATGCCAATTTTTCAAAATATGACAAAGCATCACTAGCATCTTCGGAGTCTGTTTCATTACTAGACTCTGTAGTAGAAACAACAGTTTCCTTCTCAACCTCCGCAGTTTCAACATTCCCTTGATTTTCAGAATCATCAAATGTTGCTCGTATATCATTTCCAAGAACATCATTAAGACGATTCTTCAAATCATCATAACTCTTAAAGTTATCTGGATCAATAAACTCATTGAGAGAATATTGCTGGTTCCATATACGTTCAAGAGCAGAATCATCTCCTTCTATTAGAGTAGAAGGTGAAGAAAATTCACTCTTATCATAATTAATAAAACCAGAAACCTTACGAACCTTCAGTTTGAAGTCTGCACCTCCCCAAAAATCAAATGGATTGATTGCTTCTTCATCTTGAAATTCTGGTTGCATCGATTCCTGAATCTTATTAAAGATTTTCTGACCATAACGATACAGAAAAATCTTTCCTTCGTTTTCTGGATTTGCTGGATCAGAAACAATATAGATGTTGGAAACATAATTAGTTCTACGACGGCGAGAACGAGCAATATCTTTATCTTTCTCTGTACCACTATTCCAAAGTTTACTGTTCATTTCTGAAACAGGATCCTTCTCTCCTAGAGTTGTACGAGAATTCTCAATATACCATCCGCCTGGTCCTCTAAAACCATGTGAATAATACTTCGACCAAGGAAGGTCTTCTTCCTCAGAAGCGGGTAGAAAACGAATTATTGCAAAACCATTACTGGATGAATCTAACTCGGGACGCCAAAAACGATCATCCTTATAGGATTCCTTCTTGTTCATATCCTCAAGTTTTGTTGCGAGATTTTCTAAACTATTTCTTGAACGCTTTTTAAAATCTTCAAATGACATAAGCATTTTCCTTTATTTTCTTGTGGGATCTCCCCACGATTAAACCATACGCAGGTACTCCCTGCTTCATGTATCTGTACATAATACCACTAAAACAAACTATGTCAAGTTTATAATGGTAATTTTGGTTTTTTCTTTCTTATTAGATTTAATCGCCTGGCTTCAGTTTCTAATTTTTCTTTTATCGGCTTTGATAAAAATTTACCAACAACTTCTGGATCAATTTCTTCCTTTTCACAGATATATAAAACAGCATCAATATATGATCTGCTTTCGTTTTTAATAATATGGTTTTCTACTTTTTGAGATATATATTTTTTGTCTGGTACAACCATCATTACTCCTTTTCTAGAATTATAGATGATTTTCCAAAGAGATCAATATAAAACATATATAATATATAGATTCTTTATAATAAAATAAAACATTTAGGAGAAATATTTTATGCCATCTGACATCGCTCTAAACAATCAGGATAATGCTGGCCAAACTGGTGATTCGGTAGTAATCGGGGGTGCAACATATGCAATAGCCACCGATTGGGGTTCTGGAGGTGGAACTGGATTCACAGCAACTCATGTCCAGATTGTAAAGCCTGCATGGGGTGATAATTATAATACTTATAGAGTATCAAAGATTAAGCCTCTTCCTGTTCAAATATTCGATGGCGTACAAGGAACTACTGGAGCATTAATTGATGCAAATAGTAATGCTCTAAAAATTACTGGTGGTGTTAATATAAATGATGAAATTACCATTGCTGGAAACAGAATGGATGGTCAACTTAAACCCCATGTGACAGCAATCATACAAGTAGTTGGTCCAACATTCGGTAAGAGTGGACCAACAGCATATGGTCCTGGAAGAGTTAATGAAGGTCACTTTGCTCCTGTTAAAGTAACTGGTGATGTTCAGGGTTATACAGGAATGTATCCATTTAGTATCACCTTCGGTGGTGGTCTTGATAAAGCAAGACCAGAGACTAGTGGAGAAGGACAAATTCGTAGATTATATGGTGGCCCTCTTGGTTACACTGGAGCAACTGGTTATAATCTAACTACTAAAAATAGAAGAACTCTTGATCGACACATTGATACTATTGCAATTCAAGGAATGCATCATGGTACTCCAGTAGGTGTTACTGGAACTACTGGTGGACTTAGAATACGCAAACTTCGTTATCCCGCAAATGGAGTACGTTCATCCCTTGAGACTGGTCACGCTAGTCTAGCAGATGGTGACAGAGTGGGTGTTATTGGTGTTGAAGGAGCAACAGCAATTGAAGTAACTGGTGGTATAAGACTTTCTCATATGCCTGCTGGTGGTAGTTTTGAAATTAGAGATCTTACATATGGTAGAGATAGTGTTGCAATCGCTGGAGTTGATGGAACAACAGCAGCACAATTTAAATTATTAGGTTCAAACAATAAACCAATCGGTGCTTCTGGTGATGCATTAATGGTTGCTATTGATAATGGTGTGTTTACTGGAACTCTGACTGTTAGTCAAACAGTTTATGTAACAAATGCAACTGGTGGTTCTCTTAAGGTTAAGGGAGCAACAGCAGATGAACTCGTAGTTAAGGGTCCATTGAGTGGTGGAGCAATAGAAGTTGC